GCGAGAAAAGGGAGAAAAGCTACAACTAAAAGTAGAACTAAAACAAGTACAAAAACTAAAAGAGGAATTTATAAAAATAAAACTAGAAGAGCTTCAGCAGCAGGAGCGGTAAAAGGTGCAACTTTAAGAACACCTGATAGTCCTTTAACATTGAAAGCTTTGTTAAATGATATTTTACCTGAAGCAATAGCAGCAAATATGACATCTCCAGCACTTAGATTTAGAACAGGGAGATTTGCAAACTCAGTAAGAGTAGATAATATAACACAAGGACCAAGAGGAGGAAATACATTGATTGAAACTTCATATTTAAAAGACCCATATGAAACATTTGCTCCAGGAGGTAAAAAGTATACTTTCCAAAGAAACCCAGAAAGGCTAATTAAAGGTACAGTAAGACAAGTAGCAACTGGTATCTTAGGTGGAAGATTTAGTGTAGGAGTTAACTAATGGATTCGACAATAGCAAGAAGATATTCAACGCGTCGTCGAGCAATAGTTGAAGCACTATGCACACAACTTGAACAAATAAATGGTAGTGCACCATTTAGAACTTCAGTCGCAACAGTAGAAAGGCGACTAAAGTTTTGGGACGAAGTAAACGAATTTCCTACAATACATGTAGGAGCAGGAAGTGAAACTCGCGAATATGAAGGAGCGGGTTTTAGATTTAGATTTTTAAGAATAACAGTTCGATGTTATGTTTCTGATGACAACGATGTAATAGAAGCACTCGAAGAATTGTTAGAAGATGTTGAAAGTGTACTGGAGGATAATGATCCACTAGTTTATACAGATTCAACAGGAACATCTCAGTCTACAGTTCAAACTACAATTGCAACAGTAGACACAGATGAAGGAGTTCTCGAACCTCTAGGCGTAGGTGAAATCGTCTGTGAGATTCGATATTAATTAGGAGAATAAAATGGCATTTTTCTTTAGTAGAGATACCAAAGTGTTTATGAAATGGGCATATGATTCCAATAATACAGCGCTATATGAGCTGCCAGTATTAGACGGGTTTTCATTTTCTCAAGCCACAAACACATCCGAGGTGACTTTAAGTGAGGCTGCAAACTCATCTGGCTATAGTAAAAGAGGTAGAGCAATGTTTACTGACTCTTTTGCACCAGCTGAATGGAGTTTTAGTACTTATGTAAGACCAACAACATCTGATACAGGTGCCGCAGCGGCGTCTAATCAGCATGCTGGTAATGCAAAAGCATTTGCAGTTGAAGGTCCTTTATGGGCGGCTATGTCAGCAAACACTTATGACAATGCTATCGCTGGTTCAGGCGACGGTAAAGTCTTTGATAGTGCAAAAGCTACATACGGACCAAACGTATTTGACTTTCAAAACTCAAACCAAGTTGCACTTGGAGTCTTTGATTTATTCTTTGTGTTAGGAGCAGCAAAAGATTCAACTTCAGGTTTATATGAAACAGGACAAGACGGAGTAACCGTCTACAAACTAGCAAATTGCTCAGTTGGTTCTGCGTCAGTAGACTTCGACATTGAAGGTATTGCTCAAATAGCATGGAGTGGTCAAGGACAATCCATAGAAGAGGCAGCATCAGTTAACACTGGTACTTCAGCAACTAATGACTCAAACTCTCAATCAGTAGCAGCGGAAACAAGCGACGGATTGATTAACGAAGGAATTAGTTCAACCTCTAACTATGTTAGAAATAAATTAACAGACTTAACAATGGTTTATGACCATGCTAATACTTCTGGAACAAAAGGTTTATTAGGTTCAAGTAACACTACTTATAGTATGACACTAACAGGTGGAAATGTTACTATCGAAAATAACTTAACATATCTAACACCAGAAACATTAGGTTCAGTTAACCTCCCATTAGGACATGTAATGGGAACAAGGTCAGTATCAGGTAACTTTACCTGCTATTTAAATGATACAAGTGAAGGCTCACTACAATTATTTGAAGACCTACAAGAATCAAGAGGTGTGATTACAAACGCATTTGACTTAAAATTCGCAGTTGGTGGACAAAGCAGTACGCCAAGAATGAATCTTGAGATGGCCAAATGCCACCTTGAGTTGCCTACTCACAGTATTGAAGATGTGATATCCGTGGACGTTAACTTCCACGCGTTACCAACAGATTTATCTTCAGGTACAAAAGCGAGTGCAACGAACGAATTAAAAGTAACTTACGCTGCAGGCTAAGTGAAATAACCCGAGAGGGTGGAAACACCCTCTCATTTTATAGGAAAAGAAATGACAGAACAAGTAAAACAACAACCAGTATCGCTTAAGAGTTTATTAACTCCAAGCAAGACAGTATCGATAGATTATCCCGGATATGATAGTTTTATTGTTGATTTGACATATTTAAGTAGAGAAGAATTACTTAAACTTAGAAATAGATGTGTTAAACAAGTTTTAAATAAAAAGACTCGTGCTTTTGAAGATAAACTTGATGAAGATTTATTTATGGGTGAATATGTTTCAGCAATTATCAAAGGGTGGAAAGGCTTAAAATTCAAGTACTTAGAAGAGTTTCTATTGGTAGATGTAAGTGGACAAGACCCTGAACAAGAATTAGAATACAATGTGGAAAATGCAGAGTTGCTAATGAGAAATTCAGCAGATTTTGACCAGTGGGTAACTGATACTGTAGGAGATCTGGAAAATTTTACACAAAGCAGGTAGAAAGAGTACTTGCTGAAATAAAAAGAAATTTCAAGGATACAGGAATAGATATTAGTAAATATCTAGCACTATGTGAACAACTAGGCGAAGAACCTGACCCAGCGAAGATGCCAATGGAAAGAGGCAATCTTCCTTTAGAGGTTCAAGAAGCTTTTTTGATTCATGACTTTCTAGCTGAAAAATGGGACGGAAGTAGTGGCTATTACCTTGGCAAAGATTATTCTGCGCTAGACACTTACATAGAATTTTTAGAAATAACAGACCCGAAGACGAGTCTATGGTTCTTAAAGCATATTGAATATCACAGTATGCAAATGATAAACGAAAAAGTAAAAAGAACAAGAGAAGCGGAACAACGCAAAATAAAGGCTAAGAAATAATGGCAAAGAAGATACAAGGCGCAACACTTACATTTAAAGTATCAGATGATGGTACTTTAAAACTACTAGGTAAACAAGCCCAGAAAACAGGTGCAGCACTTAAAAACACAGGTAAAAATGCTGGAGATGTGCGTAGAAATATGCAGGCTATGTCTGGCCGTGTTGAATCTGGTACAAAAGGCTTTGCCCGTATGCAACAAGGTACGGGTGGTCTTGTTCAGTCTTATGCTATTCTTGCTTCTACTCTTTTTGCTGTTGGAGCAGCCTTCCGTGCACTTCAAAATGCTGCCAACATAGAAAACCAGATTAAAGGATTCCGAAGCTTAGCTGCAATTACAGGGGAATCCATGATGGGTGTTACTGCTGCAGTAAGGGCTGCAACAGGAGGCCTACTAAACTTCCAGGATGCCGCACAACAAGCAGCTATTGCAACAGCGGCAGGATTCACACAAGAACAAATCGCAGGATTAGCAGAAGGAGCTAAGATAGCTTCTGTTACGCTTGGTCGTGATTTGACAGATTCATTTAACAGACTTATTCGTGGTGTTACAAAAGCTGAACCAGAACTACTTGATGAACTTGGTATTATTTTAAGATTAGACATTGCTACTAGAAAATTCGCAAATGCTAATGGACTAATCGCAGAAAAACTAACAATTTCACAAAGAAGAGCTGCTGTGTTTGAAGAAGTTCAAAGACAGTTAATAGCAAACTTTGGAGCAATGGAAAGTGAGGCAGATAAATTACTTAATCCATTTGACAGATTAATGACAAAAATTAGTGACTTTGCTATAGCAGTTCAAGGTCCTATTGTAAGAGTTTTTGGAGGAATGGCAGACTTCTTATCAGAAAACTTTGGAGCATTAGTAACAGTTGTTAGTATGTTTGCTATGAGTATTTTGAAACAAATTGTTCCAAGTTTTCAACAAATGGGAGCATCGGCAGTAGCTGCAGGTGACCTTGCTAAAAAGAGAATAAGAGATTTAAATAAAGATATTCGTACGCAAAAAAAGGCTATTAAAGACGTTGAAAGAGAGTTCAAAGTAAGTGAAGTTAGAAAAAATAAAATATTTACAGCAGAATTAAAAAGAAGAGGAATTAGTTTAAAGAAATTTACTGCAATGTCTTTAAAAGAACAACGAAAACTTGTTATGCAAATAATGGCCGATGAGAAGAAAGGTCTAGCACATACTCAAAAATTTAACAAACAAAGATATGCTTCATATAAAGCAGTGTCTGAAAGAATCAAAAGAGAATCAAAAAGAACATCCTTTACATTAATAGCTCATGCAAAAGTAGCAGGAGCTCAAATCACAATGGCACTTACAAAACCTCTTATTAAAGTACAAGGAGCAATAGCTGGTATAGGTGTTGCAGCAGCCAGATTAGCACCTATATTTGCATTTTTAGGAGCAGTAGTTAATGCTGCTTTTGGATTACTCATGGCATTTTTTACAGCTAAATTTATTGTTGATTTACTACCAATTACAAAAAGAATAAATGAGTCTTTTCAAGCTATAAATGAAACTACTGGAGTTTTAGAAGAAACTGTAACAGATTTAGCACATACTATAGCTTCAGATTTAGATGATAAAAGAATAGTAAAAATCAAAGAAGAATTTGAAGGGGTAGAGGGAGCAACACTAGCTGCAAACTATCAAATAGAAAGACTCAATAAACTTCTAAATAGAGGACAATCTGGAGCAAGTTTCTTAGAAGATTTACAAAAAAGTATTACCCAAAACTTTGGTGAAGGACAAGAAACTAGTTTCATCGGTAACTTCCTGAATTTTAGTGATACTGCTGCTGGATCAAAAGGTTTTGAAAGTAAAGCATATCAAGCCCAAGTAAAAAATGTAGTATTAGAATTACAAGCAATGGCAATGAAACAGTTTGAATCATTAAAAACAATGGATAGTAAAAATACAGGATTTGAACTAGGAATGTTTGAAGCTATATTTGCTACTGCAGGTGACCTAGAAGGATTCCAAGCATTTAAAACAGAATTTGAAGAGATAATGGCAATGGGCGATAATGCTAGTAGAAGTACTGCACTCGAAAGATTATTAGTAGATAGTGCCAGTAGCCTATCAGATACGTACGAAGAAGGAATTGGATTTATAGAAATTACAAAAAAAGGAAATCTTATAATAACAGATGCTACAAAAAATTTACTCCACCTTGGAGATGTTGGAACAGAATCATTCCAAAGAATTACATCAATTATTCCTAACACTAAAGAAGCGGCAAAATCTTTAAAAGAAACACTACAAAATATGATGCCTAAACCTTCTCAAGCAGAATCTGCTGTAGCTGCTATAAGAACTCTTAAAGAACAATTTGTTGGCGAAGATGGAGCCATAAAACAGTTTCAACTAACAGAAGATAAAATGGAAAGCATTGTTAAAACAATGGAACAGCAATTAGGAATAAGTTTTGAAGTTACAGGTAGTTTTCAAGAACAAGCAGAAGCTGTAAAGAAAATATTAGAATCAGAAGAAGCAAGGCTAGACCTAGCAGATACATTAATTGACACAGCCGGTATCTTTAACTCTGCATTAAAAACTCAGCAAAATATGATTGGATTTTTAAATACTAGTTATAGCAAAAGAGCAAAGATAGAATTAAAAATAGCACAATTAAGAGAACAACAAGTTCAAAATATAGCAAAAAATGAGATTAAAAATAGTGAAAAACTTATAGACTTAAATGGAGAAATCGAAGAAAACAGACAAAGAGCTATTCTAGGTGTACAAACTATGAATAGAGAACTCGAATCACAAATAGACTTATTAGCTGCTTCTTTACATATGGTAGAGAGTCTAGGTAAAAGTTTATTAGAAACTTTTGATAAATCTGCAATAAGTAATTTAACAAAATTAATTGATACTGGTAATCTAGGTGAGTTTGGTGGAAAAGAACTTGTAAATAGTTTAACGAAAGACCTTAAAAAGGCAAGTGCAGGTGTGATATCAGAGACACTAATTAGTCCTATAACAGAAGCACTAACACCAAAAGCATACAAATTAAATAAAAAATTAAATCCTGCACAACAAATAGCAGCAGCACATAAACAACATATTGATGGATTAGCTTCTGTATTACAACAACATATTAATGCTATGCCAGGTGCAAAAGGAACAATATCAAATGATCAAACATTAACCGACCCTACTACTATGACTATTGGAGACCTTTACGGAAGTGGAGAAACTGCAGGTGGATTCACAGAAGGATTTAGAAGTTTCTTTGGAAAAGGAGGCACGCTTTTAAGTGGACTCTTCGGTAAAACTGGCAAACAAAGAATGGGAGATGTTAGCGTAGGTGAAGACGGTATAGAAGAGGTAACCACAATAGCTGGTAAAAATCAAGCTGGAGTTCTTGGTACATATGGTGGTACTGACTTATTTGGAATAAGAAAAACATTTGAAAATACATTTGGAGATGGTGGAACATTTGAAGAATCAGGGGGTAAAATCTTTGGAAAAGGAGGAATGTTCCAAAGTATAGCAGGAGATGTTTTTGGTACACTATTTGGAGAAGGCGGAATGGGTAGTAGTTTACTATCTATGTTCGGATTCAGAGATGGAGGATATACTCCTTCTTTAGCAGGGGGTGGAGTTGTTAAAGGACCAAGTACAGGATATTCAGCAACTCTACATGGAAATGAAGCAGTCGTACCTTTACCAGATGGGAATAAGATTCCTGTAGAGTTAGGTAAAAAATCAAACACAAATAATACGAATATTACAGTCAATATGGCTGAAGGAAGCTCAACAACTACTAGTGATAATGGAGCAGAACTTGCACAAGCAATTGATATCGCTGTACAAAACACTATAGAAAAAGAACTTAGACCTGGAGGAATATTAGCAGGATAATGGCATTAGGATTTAGTACAGGAGGGTCTTTCGGAAATAGAACAATAGTTCCAGATAAAGGCCTATCAAAAAGTAACACACCAGTAATTTTTGTTGCAGAATTTGGCGATGGATATGAGCAAAGGATAGCAAATGGAATTAATAATTTAAAACAAGAATTTAATGTTAGTTTTGCAACTAGAGAAAAAGCAGAAATAGATGATATTGTAGGATTTTTTGAAAGTACAAATGGTGTAACAGCATTTAATTTTACATTTGCAGATACAAATGCAAGTGGTAATGAAGAAACAGTAAAAGTTTATGTAACACAGTTTAGTCAAAACTGGGACTATGATGATTACTATACTTTGAATGCGACATTCAAAAGGGTGTATGAAGCATAATGTCAGAGAATATTGTAGTAAAAGATTTACAAAAGCTTGACCCAGCGTCAGAGCTTGTCTGTTTATATGAGCTAGAATATACTAAAGGCAATTTTATTTATTTCATGTCAGGACTTGATACTGATTTAACTACAGTTCAAATGAGAGATTATAATACAAACTCTCAAATTAATACTTATATTGCTATTGCATCAAAAATGACTTCATTGGAATATAAGAATGATGGAGCTATAGCAAGACCTACAGTAAGTATAGCAAATGCAACTAATGCTTTTTCAAATGCAATAGGTACTATAGATTATGATAGTTTTCTTGGACTAAAATTTATAAAAAGAACTACATTGAAAAAGTACTTACATGGAGAAGCCTCAGCAACTAATCCACCTACTGAGTTTCCTAGAGATATTTATATCATGGATAGAGTCAAGGCAAAAACTAAATCTACAGTTACAATAGAATGTGTAGCTCCCTTTGATTTAGAAGGAGTAAAGATTCCAGCAAGAAATGTTCTTCCAGATAGATGTCCTTTTTTATATCAAGGAGCAGGAGAACATTTAGATAATTTTAAAAAAGCACAAAGTGGTTGTACCTGGCATGTAGAAGGTAAGTACAAATCCCATGTAGCAGCGTACGCAGATGGAACAGAATATACTGTCTATGTAAATACAGATGACGAATATATCATTCCTAGCAGTACAAGTTTTTCAACATATACAAGTGGAGCAGTAACAGTAGATACTTACTATAAAACAACAAAAACAATAACAAGATACAATGCAAATGGAACAACTGCTAGTGTAACTTTGAATAATTATTGGCAAGCAGTTGCAGCTAATAATGCTCCAGGCACTCCTTCAGATGATAACAGTGCATTTAAAAGAGTTAGAGTTTACGCATCATATTCGCACGGAACAGAGTATTTTACTTATAGCGATGATAGAGATAATGATTATGTAGTTTTTACAGATAATACAGCAAGTTCTTCTACTAATGGAAAAGTTTTATTATGGAAAGCAAAGAAAGCAAATCAAAGCACTCATCCAATACCAGGAGGAGGAGTCTGGGAAAGAGGAGATGGCTGTAGTAAACGAACAGAAGGATGTAAAATGAGATTTGGTTTTGCTCCTAAATCAGTGGGAACTGCAAGTTCTACTGGTAAAGCTAGTACTAATACAGATGCAGCCTTACCTTTTGGAGGTTATCCTGCATCGAAGGCATTCTCATGATGGAAGAAATTTATAAACACGCTGGCGAAGAAGCACCAAGAGAATGTTGTGGACTTGTTATACAAGATGGATATAATGAAAAATATATTCCTCTGGAAAATATTTCCCGAGAGAAAGATGAATTTGAAATGGACTCAAAGACTTTCGTGCAATATCAATTAAATTCGAAAATAAAATATGTAGTCCATAGTCACTATGACTCAAAATCAACGCCAAGCGAAGATGACAAGATACAATGTCGTGAGGTCGGAATCCCCTATTTAATCGTTTCCTACCCCGAGAAAGAATACACAATTATACAACCATGACTAGAAACATTTATTTAAAAGGAAGAATGGGTAAACTATTCGGACAGCATCATAGACTGAATGTAAAGACAGTTCAAGAAGCTATGCATGCAGTAGATGTAATGAAAGGCGGTCTTCGTCAATATCTCATAGATTGTACACAAAATGGAATTAAATTTACAGTTCAAAAAGGAGAAGATTTTTTAACAAATGAAACTGCAGGAATAGAACTAGGTAAAGATGATATAATTATTACTCCCGTTCCTAGAGGAGCAAAAGATGGAATAAAAGAACTTATTATTGGAGTAATATTAATGGTTGTAGGGTATATGATGGGAGATGGTTCAACAATGGGTAAAGGTGCTCAAATGGTATTTAGTATTGGTACACAGTTAGCTTTACAAGGAATAGTTAAACTTACGACAGACGAACCCGAAGTCCTCGATGAAGGAGAGTCTTCTATGTTCAATGGACCAATAAACAATACAAAATCAGGAATACCTGTTCCTCTTTGTTATGGAAAAATGGAAGTTGGAGGAGCTGTAATAAACTTTGGATTTACAGACACTAGAATTCAAGGTAATCAAGGATATCAATTTATTAGTAAAGGGACAAGAAGCGGCGAAGGTTCTGGTGGCGGTGGCGGTGGAGCTGGTGGCTCAGATAATAGTGGCGGTAATTCAAACTGGATTCAACAGGAGGCTCGTTAATGGCACAAAATTCATCACAAGGTAGTGGAAGAGGCTCAGCGCCTCTCGATTCATCAGGAGTAAAGTCTAGTGGACTTATTCGTGCTCAAACTGCAGTTATCTATGATTTATTATCAGAAGGGCCTATTGAAGGACTAGTAGATGGTGTTGCAAGTATTAGATTAAACGACAATCCTGTTGCAAATGCTACAAATGCTACTGCTATATCTCCACAAAAATCTTTTGATGCTGGGTATGTTCATGGAACAGGAGTAATTACAGATAACTCAACAGGTAATATATTTAGTGGAGCTTCTATATCAGATGGAACAAGAGAAGTAATAGTACAAGGCGCAAGTAAAAGAACAACTTCCTCTATTAATTGTGTAGCAGGTAATAATATTGTTCTTTCTACAAATAGTGGAAATATGTCTTTTGCATCAAGTGATGTTTGGGATGGAGTTGGTATGCAACCAATGATTCGTATTGATGGGGCTGGGCGTAATGGCGGACAACTCATAGCAGGAATCACAGAACAAATAAACACAACTGCGATAAGAGTAGATACAGTTCCTATGACAACTGTAACAAATACAAAAGCATACATAGATTTAAAAGATACTATAGATAGTTTTAGTGGTAATACTGCTACTATTACAGCCGCAGGAGTAACTGTTGCAAACACTGGTGTGCAAATGGGAAGTCCTTCTCGAACAGAACAACAGCAGCCTTTATATAACTATGAAAACTTTGGATTTGCATTTAGAACAGGAGAACGTGAGCAAGAATGGTTACCTACTCCAGCAGGTGTAGGTAGTGCTTCTATTGCTCATTCTGTAAGTGGTGGTAACATTGGTACTACACAAAGCACAGGATATCCTAGTGCAAGTTCTTTTGGATTTAAAGAAACTACAGCATATTCAGGAAATGCTTTAGTAATAACTTCTGCTCAAATGGGAGTTGGAAATCCTTCAGAAGTAGACGCAGTTAAACTAACTTTACAGTTTAACAGTATGATTTCACAGAAAGAAAATGGTAAACTTGGTCCTGGGTTTGCTGAATATAGAGTTAAGTTCGGATACTCTAGAGATGGCGGAAGTACTTATCAAGATGTAACAAAAGTAGGTAGAGCTACAATTGCTACTAGTACATCCTCTTATCATAGAAATGGTAGAACAAAAGACGCACAAAGTGGCGTTATCTCAGCAAAAACTAAACAACCATTCAATCATGTTTACACTTTTGATATAAGTAAGTATCAACCATTTGATGCTTACAGATTAACAGTTGAAAGAATCTCAGCAGTTAATCAAAAAGAAAATAGTTGGCAACAACAAAATGGCGGTACTGTAAAACAAGTTGAAAATATTATTACTGATAAATTAAGTTTTCCGTACTCTGCCTATGCAGGAGTTGTTGTAGATGCGAAAGATTTCCAAGCAATACCAAAAAGAAGTTATGAAATTCGTGGACTAAAAGTAAAAGTTCCTACAAACTATTTTCCTATTGACGAGGCAAATACAGCAACAGGAGTTAGACGATCTACAGCAGCATATACTAGAAATGTAACTTCAGGAGCAGAGGAAAGTTCAGTACAAGACTGGGACGGTAATTTTAGAGGCGACCAAAAAACATTCACAAGTGCTACGCATGCAAACTACGAACTAGTCTATACCAATAATCCTATTTGGATATTTTATGACTTACTAACAAATCAAAGATATGGATTAGGTAAATACCTAGATGAAGATTTTGATTTTAGCAGTATAGATAAATATACTTTATTTCAATTAGCAAAGTATTGTGATGAATTAGTTCCTGATGGAAAAGGTGGAACAGAGCCTAGATTTACTACTAACTTGTATATTCAAAAAGATGAAAGTGCAATAAAATTATTAAAGAATTTAGCTTCTCAAATAAGAGCAATGTTAATATGGTTCAATGGGGAAGTAACTTTAGGAATGAATCAACAAAAAGGTGCTATTTATACTTTCTCAAAATCAAATGTAATTGATGGACAATTTAGCTATGCAGGTACAGCAGGTAGATTTAGAAATAATCAAATAGCAGTAACTTGGAATGACCCAGAGAATGGGTATAAACAAGCAGTAGAAGTTATAGAAGACCACGATGAAATAGCAAAAACAGGTAAGATTAGAAGAAAAAGTATTACTGCATATGGTTGTACTTCACAAGGACAAGCTGTAAGACATGGTAAATACCAATTGTTATCAGAACAACTTGAAAAAGAAGTAGTAACTTTTAAAACAGGATTAAATGCATTAGGTCTAAAACCTGGAGATGTTATAAAAGTACAAGACCCAGATTTACAAGATATAGTTGCTAGTGGTCGTGTTACTACTTCAGCTTCTTCTACAACAACAATTGTAAGAACAGATAGAGATTTAACTTCATTTTTAAACAATAGTGATAATTTTAAACTTCATTTAATATATCCAAGCGGAGGTGCTTATTTAGCACAACCTTTGGCTACTATTAATTCAACTTCTTATGTTCAAGGAGATTTAATACTTCTTGATGAAGATGGAGCAACTATTGATACCCAAGCAAAAGCTTCTAACTTAAAAGATGATAGTGGAGCAGTTGTTCAAAACTTTTGGTCAGATGACCTTAGAATTGAAACTCAAGCAGTAAGTTCTTTTAATGCTACATCTGTAACAGTATCAAGTGCATTTAGTGCAGCACCAAATGCTGAGGTTATGTATACAATTTCAGGAGAGACAGATGATAATGTTGAGATTGCAGGAAGTTTTAAAGAATATTTAATTACAAGTATCAAACATGAACAAGATATGTCACTAGGTATCACAGCAGCTGAATATAATGCAGATAAATACGATGCAGTAGATAGAGGATGGAAAGTTCCAGAATACCCTGATACTTTATACAAACCACCTGCAAGAGCAGATGAAATTCCTGCACCGATAGGACTAACTGCACAGATAGTACCAGGAAGTTCAAATGGAGGAGACAATGTAGGAGATGGAGATAACAATAATGACTACTCTATCGTATTAAATTGGACTCACCCAACTACACAAAGAACAGATTCAAATGGTAATAATTTAGTAGATGTTTATGAACATTTAGTAGGTTATAATATTCAACATAATTTAGACTTAGAAAATGATGATAGAGATAGTAATAGAGAATTTACATCTGTATTCTTAGACTCTAATAATAAATCAGACTATGTATTTAATAATGTTGTACCAGGAGCAGCTTATAAATTTAGAGTTCAAACAGTAGCTACAAATGGTAGAACTTCTGGTTGGGTACAAAGACAAGTAAGTTTCCCAGATAGTGCTTATGCAATATTTGGACAAGGAGCTATATCTGCTGGTATGAATCACTTAATACAAAAAGGTGGTATACTAACAACAGTTGTAAATGTAAATAGTACTAATGGTACTACAACTTTTGCAAATACTACTTATGTTTTCACTCCACCAAATAGTGTCCCAGCAATAACAGTTTCAAATGGTAATGCTGCAAAAACAGTACAAGACGGATTCAATAATTTAGCAGATGGTGGCACAGGTTTCTTACTATATGATTATAGTGATACTAGTGACCCTTTAAAAGCAATTACCCTTGTAGAAGATACAAGCGCAGTAGATGCAGCAACAAGTGCTAAGTATAATTATCAATTTATGGCACAGCTTGGAGCATCGAATAATGACTTAACTCAAGCAAGTGGAACAGTATCAGCAACAGCAGGATTACCAGAACTTACAGGTAGTAGTACAACTTTTACTTCTGACTTTACGGAAGGAGATGTTATCGCAATAGATACAGCAGGAGCCACTAGATTTATGGCAAAAATTGTAGAGATAGAAAGTGATACTTCTCTAGTAATGGATAGTAGCCCAAGTAGAGCATATAGTGGAAAAACTGTTCATAAACAAGGTTTAACATACGACCATTTAAAAGATAGTATTTTAGGACAAATTTCAAGAAGTGGAAGTACTTATAGTTATACTCCATTTACAAATAAAATGAAAGTTGATACCTCTGATGAAATTGGTGGTAATACAATCACATCAGTACAGATATTAGCAAACTCTGTTAACTCTACTATTATTCAAGCTAATTCAATAGGAGCAGCAGCAATAGTAGCAGGGCAGATTAACAACTCACACATAGCAGCAAACTCAATAGATTCTGCACAAATAGTAGCAGGAGAAATAGATTCTTCGCATATATCAGCAAACTCAATAGGCAGTGCAGCTATAACAGCCAACGCAATAGGTAGTTCAGAAATATCTGCAAACTCAATAGGTAGTGTAGCCGTTACAGCAAATGCTATAGGTAGCTCAGAAATCGCAGCTAATTCAATTGGAACAGTAGCGATTGCAGCTAATAGTATTACATCCTCACAGTTAACATCAAACGCAGTAGGCTCTTTTACAGTCACAGCTAATAGTATTACAAATGTAGAAATCGCCGCAAACAGTATAGGCAGTTCAGAAATAGCTGCTAACTCAGTAAATGGTACAATACTAGTAGGAAACTCAGTAGGAAGCAGTGAAATAGCAGTTAATTCTGTAAATGGTATTATCATAGCAGATGGAGCTATTGATGCAGCAGGTAAATTAGGGAATGCTATTATTTCAGGAACTAAGTTAGCAGACAACTCTATAAATGATTCAAGAATAGTTGCAGCAAATGTAATTGATACTAGTATGATAGCTGCCAACAGTATTACAGCAGCTCTTGTTGCAGCAAATGCTATTCAAACTTCAGAAATTCAAGCAAACTCAGTAAATGCAGTTCTTATAGCTGCAAACTCTATTACTAATAATCAAATAGCAATTAACTCTGTTGATAGTGTTGTTATTCAAAACAATGGAGTAACTGGAGATAATATAACAGCTAACTCAATTACTTCCGCAAAAATTGTAGGTGGTACTATAACTAATGCGGAAATAAATGCTTCAGCAGGAATTACATTTGCAAAAATATCCGTGTCCGATGGAGACATTGATGGTGCAAAAATATCCACAAATGGTAATATTACTAGTGCTATGATTGGGTCAGTCGCAGCAGGCTCAGTTACAGGAACAATAGGCACTGCACAAATAGCCGCGTGTGCTATTACATCAGCACTAATAGCTGCAAATTCTATTGATACAGCAGAAATAAAAACAGGTAGTATTGATACTGTACACATTGCAGCAAATCAGATTACCACAGCTAAAATAGCATCAAACAATATTACTACAGCTACAATAGCAGCAAATCAAATTACTAATGCTACAATATCCTCATCAGATTCTTTAACTCTAAATATTGAGGGAGGAACAACAGGGGGCTGGACAGTTACCTCTGGTGCTTTCTCAGGTGGAAGTCCAACAGTACAAGCAAACAATTTTACAAATCAGGGAATACAATTAAATAGTGCAGGGTCAATTCATGCAAAAGAATTCCATATTGATTCATCAGGAAATGCTAAGTTTAAAGGAACACTAGAAGGAGATGACATAACCGTAAACGGAAACTTAATTCTACCTTCATCAGGTGCAAACACATCCGGTGGTACAATAGGAACTTTCCAAAATAATACAATGGACAATAAGTTTATTACTAGTATTGGAACAGGAGCAGGATTCTATCAAGGCTTTGTAAGATTAACAGGGGGAACAAACCATGTTAAGACTATTTCAATCCAAATTAGAGACGGAAGTTCTACAGCAAGTGAAGGAACTCTAATATATGAAACTCCTAGGGTAGACCAATATACAGCAGGAAACTTATCAGAAGGTAGACTATTCTCTAGTGCACAAACAGCTAATATGCCGATTGCATTTAGTTATTCAGGCTCGTCAACTATTGCAGCTTTTGTAAGAGCACAGGGAGATGGAGCAGAAACACTAGGATCAGCTGAAGCAAGATTTATCAAGTTCGGAACAACAGACCCAATATTTAGTTTTGCTAACCAAACAGGTGTAGCGTTGAGTAGTACTTTTTACTCTAATACACAAGTGGTTGGTGGATTTGCAGGAACTAAAACTGCAAGTATAACTAATACAGCATTTACAAGATTTAGTATTGATGGTGGAGCATTTGGAACTTCCGCAGTGAATATTGCAAATGGTAGTTATATAAATGTAGAAATAACTTCTGCATCAAGTAATCTAACTGCTAGAAGTACGGTAGTAACTATTGGTGAAAGTACACAAGGGTTTTCAGTAACAACAGGAGGCACCTCTGGAGGCGGAGGTAACGGAGGCGGAGGCGGCGGCGATGACGATGATGGCGACGACGGCGAAGAAGAAGCAAGTTTCGTACAAGGCACTCCAGTTGTCATGTCAGACGGAACAACAAAAGCTATTGAAGATATAGCGGTTGGAGATGTTGTTAAAT